TACGCTCATCGTGATAGCGTTCTTAGCGTCGGTAGATTGCCCTTTCTTAGCGCACACCGCATACTCATCATCAGTCAACCAACGCATAGGTTGGAAAAACAATTTGGGTACTGCGGCTTTAGTGTCAAAGCGCATACGTGTAACAAGAGTCTCAGGGTTAATGCTTTGAGCCGCCAAGTAGCGGGCATACGCTTGAAGTGGGCGCTTGTCCCCATCTTCTTTACCAAAGATAGAAGTAGCCGCTAGGGTTAACTGCATTACGTCGCCTTCCATATCGTTAGCCAAAACAACTGCTAAGCGCTGGCTAAAACGGCAAGCACGTGAATCACCTAGACCTGAGCCTTTGGCATTTTGTGGACAGCTAGCGCACGATGGCGCTTGTGGCGCATCAATGCTTGCATCAGGTGTATCACCATCAGCAGACCAACAAGTAGGCGCTGAGTTAGCTCCTTCCTCATAAGTGCCAGCATAGTATGTACGACTAATTTTTGGAGCAGCTTGAACAATAACTACGTCAAGATGTCTGTCATCAATAGCGGCTACTTCTTTACCGCCAGCAATTAAACGGAATACTCCACCCTTCGTTGAGATACGTTTTTGTGAGACCCCGACACCGCCAGCTAAGCTCTTAGCTAATGAAGATAATTCTGCGCTCTTTGCAAAGGCTGGTAGTTTTGAGGGGTTAAATGTAGTGAGTTCACTCATTTTTCTATTTCCTTATTTAGTTGGTTTACGAACTGTTACTGCAAAATCCTGCAAGGAGTTTAACCCAGCCGGTACAAGCCCCGGGTTTTCCTCTAGGAACAAGGCCATGTTCTTCTGCGATATACGCTTCTCGAACAAATCTAAAGCATCATTGTCTACGGCAAACGTCTTGAAGGAATCCCAGTCGTCTGTATAGTAACGAGTCTTTTGCGACAAGATAATAGTACCTTCATCAGTCTTCACCGAATTAGTACCAAGCGCTACCATTGCATCTTTCATAGCGTTCTTTAATTCATCTTGTTGCGCTTTGAGCTTTTCTATTTCACTTTCATATTCACGAGTTAGCTCTTGAACTCTTGAGTATATCTTGCGGTAAATCCTTGCTAGTTTATCTAGCGGTACTACTTCATTTTCATCAGACATTTGATTTCTCCTTTCAACGTCTATGTCAAATACTTTACAACAATAGCGGTGCGAATACAACCCAATATAGGGTTTTCTTTACAAATTAACTTCTTCTTTATACAAGCTTAACAGAATGTCGTGTCCTCGTACCCGTTTTTCTAATTGGGTAAACATCTTCTTTTCTATATCACTACCTTGTAAGTGTATCACAGTCACCTTAGTGGAATCTTGTCCAATTCGGTCGGCTCGAGCAATACACTGCAAGTATGTTTCAACCGACATTACAGGGCCATAGAACACCACTGTATCAGCCGCAGTAAGCGTTACACCATGAGATGCGGCTTGGGGTTGTACTACTAAAATGCGTGGCTCAGGGAGCGTTTGAAAGCGTTTAAATATATCTGTGCGCTTGCTTACAGAAACGTCTCCATGAATAACCTCGGATGCCACATTATGTTTCAGTAAGTGGTTATGGATAGTGTCTATGCTGTGTCTAAACGGCGCAAAAACAATTACCTTCCTACTAGTTTCTTCTAGTACTTCCAGTAGTACCGCTAAACGTGGGGCGCAATCAAATTCAACAACTTCATGCCCGTCTGTGTATGCCGCACCCGCAGATATTTGTAGTAGCTTAGATACCCCCGCCGCCGCATTAACTGCCGTAACAGTTTCACCCGCCGCTTCCATAACCATCTTGTCTTTAATCAAGCGGTAGTATTTCATTTGCTGTGGCGTGAGCGGTATTTCTCGGGTCTCTGTAAGGACTGGTGGCAAGTCGGTACATTCTTCTTTAGTGAACCTAATCGCTGGCTGCAATGCGTTAAATACTGCCTCAGCCGCACCTTGTTTGGGAACCCATTTGAACTGTGTAAGTTTTTGCATAACCTTATCCCGCCATGCAGTAGCAAATTTGGGTACTCCAGCGGGATTAACTAGCCTAGCCAAACCATAGGCATCCACAGGCGATTGTGAGGCTGGTGTGCCCGTCATCATCCATAGTAAGGTGTGGGGTGTCAGAATCTTATTTAAAGACTTCCAGCGCTTTGTAGAGGGGTTCTTGTAGGCATTTGCTTCATCCACAATAACTAGGTCGAATTTGCCGTTTGCCACCACCTCGTCAGCTATCAGGTTCAAGCCGTCATAATTGACTACTACAAACTCATAACTACCCTGTACCATTTCAATACGTCGTGTGGCTTGCGCATGATGGGCTACGATAACTGAGCGATGGATGATGCTCTTGCCTATGCCGTTCATCCAAGCGTCGTGCATGATGGATAGCGGGCAAAGAATTAAACAACGGCGAACTTTCCCTAATTTCATAAGGTAGTCAGCCGCCCATAACGCACTAAGGGTTTTCCCTGTGCCGGGGTCGTTAAACACAAAGGCTCTTGGATGTAGTGTCAGGAACTCTGCGGTTTCAATTTGATGGTCAAATGGTTTATACATACCCGGCCAGTTATACCTAGCGCGGATGGGTGAAGGTACATTTTTAACACCTAGGTTGCGGAGCACACGCACTTCGTCTAAGCCCCATTTCACAGCAACTTTAGATACCCCATTTTGCTCACCTACGATAGCGTGTTTAGGAATGATGGAGTATTTCTCAGGATTACGGGTGGTAAACACCAGCGCTTTATTCTCAATTATCTGCATGTTTTTTCATCCTGTATACCAGACCGCTATTGCCATCTGGTGCGGTGACAATTCTGTGAGATTCAACTAGTTCTTTGTTTGCCAAACGCATCAATGCCGAAGCCCAAAACTTATCGTTATTGAACTCCTCTGCTGGAACCCACTCGTTACCCCACCGCACTTGCCACATGGCTTCTAAAACATGAATAGGAGTTTCAAAAGAACTTTCATAGGGGTCAGTAAGCGCCCTACCAAAATCTTCAAATAAGCTTTTTAGTAATTCCATATTTTCCTTTCGTTGTTGCCAGTATTATTTTTTATTATCTGACATGTTTGCTTTGGGGCTTCGTAGTCTGAGGTTTCCTGACGTGGATTTGCCCCCTGACTTCAAAGGTTTCACATGGTCAATGTGTTTACCCTTGCGGTCAATGCCTTCTTTGTCGTACTTACGCCTTGCACGCTGGCGCTCGAGTTGGTCTTCGGTTTCGCCAGTTGCTTTCTGTAGCTTGTATGCGTGTTTAAAGTCACGCTTGCCGTTTTTCTGTGTCATCTTTCTTTCCTTTTGCCGAGTTGCATGAGCGACATAAAATCTGATAGTTGGCTCTTTCTTCGTGGAAATGTTGCCATGCTTTTAAAATATTAGGGTCTTTTATAACCCACCCAATCCCACTATTATCGTTGGTAATTTCAATGTTAGGTTCAGTATCCATAAAACTTTTTGCAATCATCACAAAGGGTATGTAGCGGTGATCTACTGTTAAGTCGTTAGTAGCCCCACAATGTACGCACAAGGGCGCCCATTGCTTTCTAAATGCGTCTATTTGATACTGAATAGCCGACCGCATAGCTGGAGTTCTGTTATCTATATCTGATACCGCTTTGCGCCACGACCATACCTCATAGTTAACCCCATCGTTTGATACCCCCAAGCAACGTGTTTCTTTAGGGGTGCGTGGATTAACTACCTTCTTGTAATACGGAAAACTCCAGCCAGTAAGTAAGTTGATACTAACTACATCCTCTTGGGCAAAATCTGCCCCTATAGCGTAGCTGTCTAAAATACTGCGGATTCTTTCTATGCGACCTTGTTTACTCATGTTAGTGATTAGGATGAAATTCACAGGACTTAACCTGACACCACCCACATAGCGGAGTGCTTGTGGGATTCCATACATTGTTAGCGTGACTAGCTATTAATTTTGCTACTCGCTCTCTATACAACTGCCAATGAAAATCTTTTTGGTCTGCCAACATTCTGTGCTTGACCATGCTACTTTTTACTACAAACAACAAAGAAGAATTAACCTGACGGATATGCGGGAAATGTTGAAACACCATTAGGGACATTAAAATAAGCTGGTCTCGGTCGGGGTATTTGTCGTTGCCTGTTTTGTAATCAACTACCCAAGCCTTCAAGCCATCATCATCAATAATAATTAAGTCAGCGATACCTCTAGCCCACACATCGTCGTCACCAAAACCACATGGTGTTAAGTCTTCTCTTACACCCATCTCAAACTCAGGAAATTTACGGCCGGGGATTTTCATAAGTCGTTCTAGAATTGGCTCCATAAAAGAATATTCGGGGGGTATAGGAGTGCCGTTCTTAACGTATAGCTCAGCCGCTTCATGCACTTGCTTGCCGTACTTGGTGTGCACAGTTTCTTGAAAGGGGTAGTTCTTTAAAACCTTAACCTCGTGGAACCGCCTAGCGCATCCCTCATAGTCTTTAAGCCCTGAGTGGCTCCACTTGATTGGTTTAGTTTCCATACTTACTTTTTTTCCCTTCGCTCCAAAAGGTAAACGCTTTGCGAATTGCTTCGTATTCGGTATCTGCTCTAAAAGTTATAGGGCGGTTGCTCTTAGGTTCAAACAACTGAACGATACTGTAATCCATGTTTGAGTTGTAATCAGTACCTACACCATAACCAGCCAGCTTCATAACATCAATCATAGTCTGCTCTTCAGCACTCCATGTACTCATTTCGCATCTCCGTATCGTTTAGCGTAACTTGATTCTGCGTCAAGTGGGATACCTTTCATATACTGAGGCTCCATGACCATCTGTGCGTGCACCCATTGCTCTGCTTCTTCTACTTCTTCATCGGGTACTAGCACTACAACTTCGTCATGCACAGTCAATACACAAGGGTATTTCTCTTGTATCCGTAACATTCCATCGGTCATCACGCAACGGGCAACGGCCTGAACAATGTTTTCTACCAGCTTACCGCCGTATAGTTTTTTACTGTCAGACCCATACACCCACTGAGCGTTCTCTAACCTTAAATCAGGATAACGCAAAGCCAAACCACTAGGTAGAATTATACGCTCTTTTTCAAATTTTAGACATTTGTATTCGTAAGTTTTTCCTTTACTCAAGCTGTGTTCTATTAAGCTGTTACACAACTGCCAAAAGGTTACGACTGGATGTGCTCTATCTCTATACAACTCAATGATTTTCTTAGCCGCTAAACAATGCGTAAGCAGTTCATTATCGCTACACGTGCGGGGTATCTTATCAAAGAGTTCTTGGTTTCTTTCCCAGTTAACAAAGTCTGCTACGTCTTGCGACGTTACTCCAAGTTGTTTAGCAAATGCCTTGTCGTACATTGTGGGTGGTGCGCCTAGGAATCCAGTAAGTAGTTGTGCAGAGAACGATGCCCAGCCCATGCCGTAGCCACAACCTAGCAAAGCCGACTTCGCACTTTGCCTAAGTGTTGGGTGTGAATCTTTTGAGAGGTTCGGGATGCCGAACATCTGTGCCCCAAACGCCGCATACGCATCCTGTCCCGATGCGAAGATTTTAATAAGCGGCTCATAATCTGCAAGGTAAGCGAGGACTCTCGGTTCAATCTGAGATAAGTCACAAACGACAAGTGTCTTTTCTTTCGGGGCTTTGATAGCTTTACGTAGGAAGGAGTTCCGCTTGAGGTTTTGTAAATTAAGCCCCGAGCCTTTGGACGCTGACCAACGACCGGTATGCGCTCCGTAATAGTTGAGTGGGACAGGAAGTTTACCTCGTTCAGATATATCTGCAAATCTCTGCGCCCTTGTGCGTTCAAGCGTTGATTTAACTTTGAGCCTTGCTTC